CACCGTCGCCGTGACGAATTCGAGTTCCCCGTCCCGGATGCGGATGTAGTGCAGGTCGTTCCGGTTCCCATGGCGGCAGTTGAGGGCCCGCTGCCAGTCCGTACGCAGCCGGCCGGCCTCGATGTCCGCGACGAAGCCGTATTTTGCGTACAGCGCTTCCATCAGCGTGTCCAGGGTGACCGCCGCGCCGGAAATGCTGCCACCGGCCGCTTCCGCCACGCTCTCCGCCAGCGTCTCCAGCCCGCTTTCCGAGAAATTCTCCGCATCCAGGTGCCGCAGAAGATACCGGAGCTCCTCCATCAGCATATACAGATAGTTCTGGAGGGCATTTACCTTTTCCTCGGTCTCCTCGTAGCCGGTGAAGCTGGGCAGGCCCGATTCCAGGGTGTGCATCCGGTCAGGCATCGGCCTTCTCCACCTCCGGCAGCCCCGTAGCCACGCTGGTCAGCAGGCTCAGGATGCCCGCCAGCACCGACGCGGACAGCACCGCCGGCCAGTCCACTTCTCTCATGACCGCGCTGGTCCCGATGACCGCCGCCGCCGTCTGGGCGAAGGTCCGCAGGGCGCGGATGGAAGCCGCTTTCAGAAACTTCTTCACTTCGATTCCTCCCATCTGTTCAGGATCACCGCCAGCTCGGCGCGGGTAACGGGCTTATCCGGACGGAAGCTCCCGTCCGGATAGCCCTGCATCAGGCCCGCCGCCCGGACGCGCCGGATGCTCTCCTCTGCCCAATGGCCGGTAACGTCGTCGGCCTGCCCCTTCTCCGGCTGATACCGTGGGCGGCAAAGCTTTACGATGTGCTTCGGGTAACGGAGCTTTTCCGCCACGCAGCCGCCGTTGTCCGGGCTGCCTGCGTCCCTTGGCGAGGTGTTCCCTTCCACGGTGCGCACCCGAAGGAGTCTGCCGTCCTCTCCCCGTTCCGCCTCCAGGATGAGCCCGCAGTGCTGGATCTCCCCCGACCCGTCAAAGGACATCAGGGCGATATCCCCCGGCTGCGCGGCCTCTGTCGGAAAGGCCAGCCCCTGGGACGCATACCACCCAAGGAGCTGACGGCAGCTGGCGGTCCTCCCCCCGCCGTAAAAGGCGGCGGATTCCCCGGCCCGGCGGAACACCCACCACAAAAACGCCACGCACCAGGGCTGCCCATGCATCCCGGCGCCATATTCGTCCCAATACTTGACCCGGTTGCTCCCCGCCGGTTCTTCCGTCACGCCCAGCTCCAGCCGAGCCTGCTCGATGACTTCTTTCATGCTCATGTTTTATTCTCCCGATCTTCGCAATCGAATGGGCGCCTTGGAAAACCCGCACGATCCAGACGTATGCGGAGTTTCCCTAGCTCAACCGTATGACCTGCCCGCTTGCCGCGCTCTTGCCGGAGCTGACGATATCAATTATCACGATATCGCCGGAATGAAGGCTCAGCGTTTCCGCGTACCACAGGGCATAGTCCTGGCCCACGTTAAAGCTCAGGGGCTGTGAGACGCCGTTGATTTTCACGGTGACTTCGTTCGCATAGCCGAAGGCTGAAACGAAATAAACCCCGTCTGCCTCAACGGTCACGGTCTTTGAATAATTGAACGTCCCGCCGGAGGTGGTCTTGTATGCCTGCTCATTCAGCAGGACCTTGACCTTCCCGCCGCCCCCAAGCAGCACGGGATCGCCGTAAACGCTCATGAGGAGACCTCCTCCACGGTGCATTGCACGGTCATGGCCGCGGACGGCACGGCCCCCAGCGCGTAAGCGGTCAGCGTCCCGGCGTCGTTGCCGATCAGAAGGCCGATCACGCCGTCGCCGCTGAGCTGCAGGATCTGCGCCGCCGTAAGCTGGAGGCTTATCTTGCTGGCGGCTGAGACCGCCGCGCCGGTCACGGTGACGGTCTGGGTGTAGGGCCCGGCGCCCTCCCACTGCGCGCCAAGGGCGACGGTGCCGATGTGCGCCGGCACTGCCGCGCCGATCTGGGCAGGCGTCGGCAGCGGGGGCGGGTTCAGCGCGCTGTACTGCCGCTCGTTGGCCACGTTCCCCAGCCCCAGGTCGGCGGCGGCCAGGTTCCGGTCCCGGCTCAGGTCGTAGCCGTTGATTTTCCTGGTCTGGGGCACGGTTCCGTCGGCTGCCGCCTCCGCCCTGGCCGCGGCGGCCAGAGCGGCGTCCTTCGCGGCCTCCGCGGCCCTGGCAAAGGCCGGCAGGGAAGCAAGGGCTTCCGACAGCGCCGCCTCCGTGCCGCTGTAGCCTGCCTCTTTTGCCAGGTCAAAGGCGCTCTTTCCCGTCTCTCCCCGCAGGGAGGCGAGCCATTCCTCAGGGGTGCCGCCGTAACCGCCCCGGACCGCCAGCCCGTAGGCGGTCATGAAATAGGGGGGATTCTCCGCCCAGCCCTCCCCGTGGGCCATGACCGCCTCGTCGTAATAGGGCGGCAGCACGGGCCCGCCGGACTCCTCCACCGTCACGGTGGGTTCCGGCGCGTAGGGGGGAAGTATCCTTCTCCTGCTCATCAGCTCTCCTCCTTCGGATAGCCGTCGGCGGGGCTGTAGGTCCGGCTGAACCACCGCACGAATTCGCCCCAGGCGGCGTTGAAGACCTGCATGGAGGCGGCATAGCGGTCATATTCCCCGTTGGCATAGTGGATCATCGCCTGGAGATACCGGGGATAGATCTTATCGTGGGGCGGGTAGACCGCCAGGGTCCGGTCCTCGTCCGGGTCATACTCTACCGGCCGGAACTCGTAGGGGTGCAGCAGGAACACGTCCGTGTAGACCTGGCCCTCACATTCGCTCAGCCATGCTGCTTTCTGTTCATTGGTATAGGCATTGGGTTCGATGCCGTCCACGAACGCAATGCACTGATGTACTGTCATAACGTCCTCCTGCGGCGGAATGTGTCGCATCCGCGCGAGCGCGCATGCTTGTGGATTCCGCCGCGTCGTCCTCTCCAAACCGAAGCAGAGGCTTCGGTTTGGTTCCGCTGGTTTCCTTATTCGCCGGAATGTCAGGTGTCGACCTGTCGGCCAACACCTGAAAGATTCCGGCGAAACGTCCTCTCCAAACCGAAGCGGTGGCTTCGGTTTGGTTCCTACGGTTTCCCGGTGTGCTGCGCAGCTCCCGTCCCCCGTCATTGCGAAGCCCCGAAGGGGCTGTGGCAATCCGTCTCCCCTTGAACAAAGACGGATGCCCGCGCCGGTGTCCGTACCGGCTCGGAATGACGGGGCAGGATCTGCCTTTATCCCTGTTTTTCCAGCAGGGTGATGCGGGTCTCGTGGCCGCTGACGGCCGCTTTCTGCCCTTCCAGCTCATTCCAGAGACGCCGGTGCGCTTCGCTGTTGCTGTTCTCCATGGCGCCGAGCTCGGCATTGAGGTTGTCCACCAGGGTGCTGAGCTTGGTCACGCTGGTATTCAGCCGGATGGCGGGAGTCAGAACGCTGACCACCAACCCCACGAGGGCAATGATCACCGCCACGACGGTCCATTCCATCACCGCGCCTCCCCTCAGGCGCCGCTCATGATCCCCGCCGCCTTCAGGGCGTCCAACAGGGCCTTGAATTCGGCGGCGGTGGGAGCGTCCCCTGCAGCCTCGGAAACCTTGGCGGCCATCTTCACCGCCCCGGCCTTGGTCTTGGTGGCGGCGGGCATGGCGGCGCTGCCGCTCATTTTCAGGTCGCCGGTGACCTCCACATCGGTAAATCTCGTATACTCCATCATCTGTTCCTTTCTCCCCCTTTCCCGGAACGGGACCCGGTGCCGACGGGTCCGTTCCGGAAGGAGGAAAGCTTGGCGGGATTCCGCCGGGTCTTGCGATCAGTCCAGCGCGGTGGCGCCGGTGACGCCGGCGCAGGCGATGCCCCGCCAGTCGTGGAAGCCGGCGGTGAAGCGGGCGTAGCCCCGCCACACGTTGGCGTCGGTGTTCTCGTCCACGGTGCTGCGCACGTCCAGGGGCACCCGGTCCAGCCAGATCAGGCTGCCGTATTCCTGATTGTACCGGCTGTCCAGCAGCAGCCAGGGAGAGGTCCCCGCGGTGATGAACTGGTTCAGATAGGGCCAGACGATGACGTTCCAGCGGCCGAACTGATAGTTGAAGCCGTTGTTGGCGGTGTCGGGGTCCTTGTCCGCGCCGATGGCGGCGAAGACAGCCTTCTTCAGGCTGTGGATGTTGGGGATCAGGATGGTGTCGGGAGCCACGTCCAGGATCTCGTCGTTGTCGCCGCGGGTGTTCTGCATCTTCACCTCCAGCATCCCCAGGGCGTCGGCGCTGAAGGCGTCGGAGAACAGATTGCACTGGGCATCGCCCTTGAGCCTGGCGGGGTGGGCGGAATAGAACAGGGTCTGGCCGTCGCTGGTCTTCAGGTCGAAGGTGCCGCCCGCATAGGCCGCGGAGCTGTC